CAGTAGACGGCCGACGGGGAGTAGAACTGGGTTGCGGTCGCGCCCTCGCCGTCGTGCACGTCGAGGCGCAGGAACGCCGCACCGGCTATCTGCTGCTCGCTGACGTGCCCGGCGAGCCTGCGGTGCCCCATCAGCTCGACGATCGCCCACCCCTCATACGGATCACTCATCGCCGTTTCCCTGGGCGTCCCGGAACTGCACCCAGATGGCCGTGGACGCCGCGTCCACGTCGCCCTTCGCCTGGGTGAGGTGGTCCTGCAGGAACGTGATCACGTTCTGCACCTGGCTGCGGGTCTCCGGCCACCCGCCGCACAGCCAGCGCTTCAGGCCGGCGATGTCCTTCTCCGGGCCGAGCTGCAGCTGCCCGATGAGGTCGTCCATCTTCGCCACCATGGCGGGCGGCGCGGGCTGCCCCTTCGGCTTTCCGGGCTGGTCAGTCCCATGGGTAGGTGAGGGGAATTGCGCAGCCGGGGCAGTCGATGAGCCCGTACTTGGCCCGCTGCCCGCAGCGGGCGCAGTAGGGTCCGGCTGCTGCTCGATGAGTTCGGCGTCGTGAATGTCCTCCTGCGGCCGGCCGTTGCTGCCCAGGGCCGGGTCGATGCGGTGAAACACTGCCTGGTTGTCCGCAGTGGCGGCGGCGGACGCGGACGCGCGGAGCTGTTCCCGCCGGTACTCCGCGGACGTGGGCACCCATGGCTCCAGCCGCCGGGCCGCGGTCTTCCACCACATGGACCGGCCGGTGAACTCCGGGTGGCCCTTCCCGGCGTCGAGCCGGTTCCACGGGCTGTACTCGTCGGTAGCTTTGTATCCGCCACTGTCGCGGGCGGCCTCGACGTCGTCGCGGGTGAGGATGACGACCTGCGACACGGCACCGGTGGTGAGGATGGCATACGCGTAGACGCCGACCATGGCGCCCCGGTCCCGGCTGCCGTTAGCGCCGAAGAAATCCGCGCCGGTGGTGCCCTCGCCGCCGATGGCGTGCACGGGCTTGTCGTTGATGCCTTCGATGTACTCGAAGCGGTCAAGCTCGCAGACCTCGCGGACGACGACCTTGGCGACGGCGCCGGAGCGGTACATCCGCTCGACGATCCCCCGGTAGCCCTCGATGCCGAGGACTGTCGGGCGGCCCTTCACCACCCGCGGCGTCAGGTAGAACTCGTCGGTGCCGGGCATGTGCCCGAGCGCGGCGCACCGCATCATCGCGGTGACGAGCGAGTCCGGGTCGGACTCGGCGCACCGCATCAGCGTCAGCTTGTTCGGGTCGCGGTCACGGGAGGCGTACAGGGCTCCGGCGGCGGTGCCGAGGAACGCCTCGACGTCCACGGAGGCGGGGAGGACGGCACGGAAGTGGGTCTTGGACTGCCACATGATGCCGACGGGGCTGGCTTCCCTTTTCTCCAGCGCGCCTGCGACGGTGGTTGTTGCGGTCATGGTTTCTCCTTGGCGGGGATGAGCTTGTCGGTGGTGCTGGCCTTGCGGACGTGCTCTTTCACGTCGTAGACCGAGCGGGTGGCGACGGGGGCGCCGTCGGCGAGGACGGCGCGGCGGGCTGGGCCGATGCGGTCCCGGATCCGGTTGGCGGCCAGTTCCTTCCGCTGCTTAGCGGTTTTCTCCCGGCCGCACGCGGCGAGGTACGCGCGGGCCATGCCCTTCGGCACGACGGCGTCCTCGTCTTTCACCAGCGGGTGAAGCGCCTTCAGCGCGCCCGTCGTGGCCGGCCTCCAGTCCACCGGAGGCGGGTCGCCGTGCCCGATCCGGTCGAGGAACTTACGACCCTCAGCCCGCATCAGCTCCAGGTCGGCTTCGGCCTGGCCGTCCAGGGTCAGCTCGTAGACGCGGAGCGTGCGGCTGTGCAGGAACAGGGCCGCAACATAGCCGGTGGTGACGCCCATGACGTCGAGTTGCCAGAGCACCTGGCACCTGTAGTGCACGGGTATCTCGTCGGTGCCGTCGTCCCCCCATCCGTCGTAGCTGGCCGTCGTCTTGGCCTCCAGCACGGCAACCGGCCAGTCCGAGGTGTCCCAGGTGTGCCCGTCGGTGAGCAAGGCGTCAGGGGTGGCGAGCTGCCAGGGTCGTTCCGGGTGCGCGTACAGCGATCGTTTCGCCTGCGCGTCCGGGACGAACTCCGGCCGCCGGTTGCGGAACTCGTCACAGACGAAGTCCTCCAGGTGGCGGCCGAGTGCCATGGCCGTGTTGTCGGCCTGCTCCGGCAGGTCCCCGGTCTTGCGGTGGTACAGCGCGAACGGCGAGGAGTACGGCGACAGTCCCATGACGACCGCGATCTCGGACGCGGTGATGCCCTGCCTGCGGGCGGCCAGCCATTCGGCCTCGGTGGCGGTGCCGGGCAGCACCAGCCGCGCGGCCATCACGTCACCCCGTCGTCACGTAGCACCGCGTCGGGCACGTGGCATTCGCAGGTGCCGCACCAGCCGTCGTCGTCCAGGTCGCCCCCGCAGCCCGGGCACGAGAACACGAGATCGCCGGGCGTCATGACACATGCCTCCAGGACCGGCCGTTCTTTATGCTGCCGATCGTGGGCGCGGGCGTTCCGGATGCGCGGGCGATGCTTGTGATCGTCTGGCCAGCCCGCAGCGCGGCCTTGATCTCAGCGACCTGGGCTTCGGTGAGCTTGGCGTTGCCGTTGGCACTACCTTGCGTCCGCCCTTCGGGCGGCCAGTCATACCGGCTATGGCACCTGGCGCACAGCGGTACGAAATCCAGGAAGATATCCCGCCCATCCCGGCCGTGGATGGTAGCCCAGTGGCGGGCCTGGCTGCCGCAGCAGCCGCCGCAGAGATGCTGGCTTGCGCTGCCGCGGATCCTTTTAATGCGAGAGTGCTTCGTGAAGTACTTCGGACTGGCCACCCTGGGGACGCCTGCGAGGATCAGCGGGTCGCCGTGACGCTCCCAGCGCGCGTAGTGCATACGGCACCATCCCCTGCAGTTAGCGGGCTTGCCGCAATCTGGGATCGCGCAGGGTGCCGCAGCTGGCGGCAGCGAAATGCAAGTGTCGCAATACTTGCGGCCCGGCCCGGACGGCTTGCTGTCGCCGCATCCCTGGCATGGCAACCGCAGCCTCATGGCTGCCGGTCCAGTTCGGCGGTGAGCGCGGCGATGAGGTCACGCACCTGGGGCGGGGTGAGGATGTGGTCGCGCCGGCCGCTGACCATGGCGATGGCGCCGGGGCGGCTGGTGATGAGGAACCCGGCGGCGCGGGTGACGGGCGCCCTGGTCATGGTCATGCCGCTGCCTCCAGTACCGCGATCAGCTGGCGGCCGATGTGCTCGGTGTACGCGGGCGGGATCGCCTGGGCTAGCCCATCCCTGGTCATCCATGTGATGCCCATCGCCCGGCGCCAGTCGGCGACGGTCACCGGCCGCGCCTCGGAACGCACCCATGACGGGGGGCCGTGACCGGCGACGGTGATGACAGGCTCGCGGTGGTCATGGCAGAGGTTCATCGCGAACCCGCGCCATGAGGTCTCGAACCAGCGCTCGCGGCGCAGCCCCGGCAGCCCGAACATGCAGCCGCACAGCAGGTAGTCGGCCCGCATCGGGGCGCCGGGAACGTTCTCGATCACCCAGGGCAGGCCGGCTGCCTGCATGGCCTTCCGGCCGGGCGTGATGAGATCCTTGTGCCTGCCCGCCGTGCCCTTGTACTTGCTGGCGATGCTGTGCGCCTGGCATGGCCAGGAGGCGTGCACCGCATCGAAACGGGCCATGAAGGCGGCGTCGGCCAGCACGTCGAAGGCGTCGGCCTTGATGAACTCGAACGGGTAGCGCGCCGGGATGGCGGGGTCGTCCATCCAGGTGCCGTCAGGCAGGCGCTTGAGCGCCAGGTCTACGCCGGTCACGTCGAATCCGGCCCGGTGGTATCCCTCGCTGGCACCGCCTTGGCCGCAGCCCAGGTCAAGTAGCCGGGGCCGGGTCACTGGACGCGCCTTTCCATGTCGGCCCACAGCGCCGGGTCACGCAGGCTCGCTGTCACCGCGCACCATCCGTTCCATCTCGGCGGGCCAGGCCGGGTCGTGGATGACGCAGGGCCGCCAGACGAGTTCGCAGCCGCACCGGCCCCACGTGGCCAGCGGGTCAGGGCCGTCTGGCATGGGCACGTGGCCGTTCAGCGGCGGATAGTCCCGCCGCGGGCGGGGCTGGCGGCGGTCCCACGCCCATCCGGCGCCCCGGGCGAGGCGGGTGAAGGC